ATCGTCGGCAATGATGATGTCAGCACGGCTACCTGTTAACTGGGAGGATATACCTAGTGACTTAACGGAGGGTGCGTGAGCAGCTGGAGCAGGTCCTACATCAAAAGCTATCTTAGAGAACCTTTGATCGTTCTTAGGTATTAGTCCTTGAAGAACAGGAATGTCGTGTATGATTTTCAAGGTAAAGGTGGAGAAGTCATCAGCACGGTTCTTAGAGGCAGATACAACAAGTATGTTCTTAGTAGGGTCTAGTAGTAGTTGATGAACAGCATAGGCAGAACATATCCAGGATTTACCTACACCACGGAACGCCATGATAACAGATCGTTTAGGACCGTGTTGCATGAAGTCAGCTATGTCGTACTGTAGATCAGTAGGATTAGGTAGGTTCAAGTGTTTCCAAACTACATATAAGAAGTTACGGAAGTCCTTGAGTTGTTTAAGCTTTTCAATGCTCATGCTTCAACTCTCTCTCTTTCGGTGTTATAACTGTAATTACTTAATCTTTTCTTTAAGTTCAGGGTTCTCTTCAAAAGGTAACACTTCTCCTAGTAGATCATTAAGAGGAGTATCTTTACCACTCATAAGAATTACATCGTTATCTTTTAAATGTTGCCTGGCACAGTTAAGTAAAGCAGGGTTATACTCTTCAGTTGCTTGCATTAATTGAATACCTTTACTTAAAGTATCTGTTAAAAGGATGTGTAAGTTACCTAGTTCTTCTCTTGTTTTCATAATTGTTAACACTTCCACCTTCTAAGAGCTAAAGCTTTTCTAGTGGGTCTACCTTTACTATCTTTCATTGGTCCTTTGTTACCGCTCATACGAGCACAGAAGGAACGCTTTCTAGGACCACCACCAGGTTGAGGGGCTTTTAAGTTAGAACCTGTAGCTCTGTTATATTTAGCCCTACCCTTTGCTGTGAGACCTCCTTTACGAGACTTTTCACCTCTACCTAGAGATAGTGATACACTTCTAGCCATCTTACTTCTTTTTAAACCCACGCTTCATATTAGCGTATGACTGAGGTGATATTGTAGATTTGCTTTTGCTACGGCTAATGCCTAGCTTTCTTCTTCTGTTTATATTTGCGTATAGTCCTTTTTTCATTTCTTCATTAACATCTCCATCATTCTATCTAGTTTACCGTTTATCTCTTTAACCGTAGTTTCAAGACCACTCATACGATTCTCCACAGCAGTGTCTCGTTCTCTTTGGGTAGCTAGTTCTACTTCAATCTTAGTTAGACGCTCTTCATCTTTTTCCAAGCGATCTGTAAGCTTTTTAATCATCCAACCAATGACTCCAAGTATAACAGCTAGAGCAGTGTCGAGAAAGTGTGAGAGTTGTTCTGGCATTAGATTTTACTTTTTAAATCTTCTACTTGTGCAGATAGTTCTTGAACAGCTTTAATTAAAGGCATAACAAGAGCACCGTAACCTAGTCTTTGTACTCCGTTAGGTTCTTCATCCCAACCATCCCATTCACCTATGTTTAATTTATCCAGTACACCTTTAACTTCTTGTGCAATTAAACCTGTATAAGTAGCTGGGTTATCCGCAGGTCTTTTATACTCCTCGCTGTTCTTGTCTTGATAACGTTCTTCTAAGATACCTTCCTCCCAATCAGCAGGGTTTTTCTTGTTAAAAGTTTTTGTTTTAAGTTCATTGATAAACTCTAAACCTAAAGTACTATCTTTAATATTCTCTTTCGTTCTTTCATCAGACAGTGAAGTAATAGTTGTGACATTACATTTTAAAGTTGTAACGTTTGTGTCACCTAATACTACTTGATTATCTCCAGTGGCTGTAGTACCAGAACCTAAAACTGTAGTGTTTGAATGTGCATAAGCACTGCCGCTAGTATAAGCCGAACTTGCACCTACAACAGTATTGCTATTTCCTGTGCAATTAACTAAAGCTAACCCCCCTACAGCAGTATTAGCGTAAATTGCATTAGGAGTAGGTTGAGTATAAGAAACCAACCCTAAAGCCGACTGCCCAAATGCCGTATTCCGATTAGCTAATCCTGAACTAGCATCTATACATTGACCTGCGGATCGACCAAACATAGTACTGTTAATAGTGCCTGAACCTGCATTTTCAAAAGTAGTAGAATCTCCGTACACTACATCATTAACACCTGGTCCTGAGACAGAATCATTTTGTACTGGTCCATTGAGTCCTACCTTAGCTGTGTTAGCAGTAACAGCAGAGTTGTTAGCTACTTCAGTGTCAAAGTCAGATATAGTAGCAGCTGTTTGAGTACCTGTGTGATTAGCTCTGTTCTTTAAGTTATCGTCTGTATCATTAGCTGTTGCACCTGTTGCAATACCTGAAAGCTTAGTTTGTTCAGCGTCATCAAATTCATTAGTATTAGCGTTACTTTCGTAAAGAGTCTTAACCTCAGCAGCAGTAGGAGAAGCACTACCATTAGCAGCTGCTGTAATCCTTCCTTGTGCGTCTACTGTAAGATTAGTAGCAGTGTAAGAACCTGGAGTAACAGCAGTGTCAGCAAGCTTGTCAGCAGTTATAGCACCATCATTTATCTTTTCTGTAGTTATCGAACTATTATTTATCTTTTCTGTAGTTATCGCAGAATCGCTGATAGTATTAGTTCCTATTTGATTAGCAGGTGGAGGTGTTCCTGTTGCGAATGAAGTGGTAATAGTATCATCTACATATTTTTTAGTCGCAGCTTCTTGAGCGTTTAAAGGATCAATAACATTAGCTATTTTATTAGACCCCATATCAAGTGTTCCACTCATTGTGTCTCCACTTTTGTTTACCTTTAAAATATCAACACCATCAACATAAGTCTTGTTAGTTAAGTCATTACCAACGGTAGGAACAGCAGTAGAAGTTATTTTATTAACACCCATAGCCAAGTTACCAGTCATCGAATCTCCACTCTTGTTAACTTGTAAAGCGTCTTGTTGGTCTACATAACCTTTACGAGCAGAGTGATCACTACTAATAGGAGCACCTAAACCACTGACCATGTTACCACCCATCGCCAAGTCACCTGTCATATTGTCCCCAGCTTTAGTAACTTGTAGTGCGTCTTGTCCGTCTACATAAGTCTTGTTAGTAAGATCATTACCTGTACTAGGAACAGCAGAGGAAGTGACTTTATTAGCTCCCATGTCCAAGTTACCAGTCATCGTATCACCAGCAACATCAACAAAAGTAGTATCTGCGTAGTTCTTAGTTACAGCATCTTGAGGGTTTGTAGGATCAGCAAGGTTCTTAATCTTAGCTAAATCAGCGTCGTAGTTCCCATCAACAGGGTCTTTGGTCATTGTGTTCTTACCACTACCTTCTTCTATCTCTTCGTTAAGATATAAGTTGTGTAAGTAAGCACGGTCTAGTTCTACTTCAGTAAGTACACTACCGTTCTCAAAGTCTACAAGAGCAGTATTAGATGCACTGTCTCTTTTAATTCTTATCCTGTCTCCAGTTGCTGGAGCAGTAACAAATACTATAGCAGCAGATGGAGAAGTTTGGATTGTGTAGTGAGTAGTAACTGTTTGATCTACAAATTTACCTCCAGCTAAAGCCACTGTATCGAGTTGTACTACAATGTGCGTGTCATCGAGATAAGGAAAAGGAAAAGCAAAGGAGGTAGTAGTATTATCCCCAATGTAGTCTACGTATGTATTAGCCATGGTAATCTATTATTAATTTGTTTGTTGTAAAAGTTCAAGCACTTAGTCAGGGGGGCGGTTTAATTCAACTAAAGTTTTTATTCTTTTAAGCTTCCTTGATTTAGGTGTTATTTGTTCTTCCTGTTTTAAAAATGAGGTCCAAGATTTACCGTCTTCATTGACGTAGTTCCTATATCTACTATCTTCTTTCATTTGCTTCCAAAAGTGATTACGGTATTCATTAACCATACTTTTTATAAGTCCCTTTTTAGTTAACTCACCTTCAAGAGGTTCTCCGTAGGTTAAAGCTTCTTTGTATTCTTTTGTTTTAAATAATTTACCTAAAGCATCTCGAAGCTTTAAATATTGTGTTTCTCCTTCGATTACTGTTTCTTTTTTCTTTTTAGATAATAAATCGCTGTAAGCTTGGAATAAAGGATAATCGTCTGACTTATTCCTAAACTGTCTTATATCAATACTGCCAAACTCTACTTTCTTGGAGTGATAATTACCTATCGCCACTTCATCTCTAAACTTAGCAATTTCTCTGAACACTGGGTCTTTCTTATCAGTAGATATAAAAGTTGGACTAACCATACCCCACAAACCAGAATTGGTGTATTTACGTTTAACTTTTTCCCCTAATGAATTCCTCTCAATCCTCTGTGTATCTAACCCTGCTTTTAACTTTAACTTTTCTATGAAACCTATGGCATACTTTTGATACTCTTCGTTTACTGTTGATAACTCTCTTAGAGGGCGAGGTATAAAACCTCCTAAAAACTGAGCGAAAAAATTAGTTAGTTTACCTTCAACCTGCTTTTCATCTAATAAATCAAACATTTCTTTCATACCTCTGAGAAAATATTTATCTTTAAAATTTGTGACAAAAGAACTAAAAACAGTACTAAACAAACCTTTCATGTTTTCTGATTCTAAAAAGTCATCATCTTTACTCGATAAAGAATAATGTACGCCATCAGCAAAAGCTGATATAACAGTAGCAACAGGCTCAAATTTACCATAATTAACAGTTAAGCCGCCTGGAAAATAGATAGTATTAGGCATCCAACCGTCCTCCATCATCCGATCTTTTTGCTCTTTTGTTAAATGTGCTCCTGATCCTGTTATTCTTCCAGCTGCTATAGCGTGAACAGTCCCTGCTGTAATTGTTAAACCTAACATCATATTGCTAGTCGCTTCTGCTTTCACTTCGATTCTTTTCAAGATTAAGTCATCTTTTTCTTGTAATAAATCTAAACGTTGTTGCATTAAATCTTCTTTTAATTCTTTAGTAATAGGTTTAACTGTTATAGCTTTAGTTACTTCATCAATTTTAGCTTGCACTTTTTTTAACCCAAGGTCCCAACTTGTAGCCCCCCTTAAAGAATTAACCCAATATGGAATAGCTGTACCAGGAAAAGTATCTACAGTCCATTGAGCAATTGCAGTTGGTGTTTTTATAAAAGCAGTCATTAACCTTCCTACTATTTTAGCAGGGTTAATATATGGATCATCAAAAAATGTATTAAGATAAGTGTCTCCCCTTCCTCCTGTTCTTGACCATTTTGCCCAAGTCTGAGCTAATTTTGATATGTACTTATCAGCGTAGTCTTGTTGAAAACTTAAACTTAAAGCAAGTTGTTTTATGTCCTCAAACTCTTCGTTGTCTGCCCATTTTAATATGTCACCCTCTTTGACTAAAGCTTCCTTAGCTCTTTCTTCTACAAATTTCTCAAGGCTTTCTCCGCTTAATCCTTTTATCATGCCGTCCTTTACAGATTCAGCTCTCAAGTTCCTCATTGCTCCCATGAAAGTAAAGGCTTGATCAGGTATTGCCATTGCTTTGAAAGAAAGTGTAAACAAAGGGTCAAGCATTTTACCTAATTTAGTAGAAGGATCACCTGTAGATACATCCTCAAGAAACCTTCTCAACCTACCAGCGTTCTCTGAAGTGTCAATTCCGTAGGTTTTATATAACTTTTCTAATTCTTTTCTGTCTTTAAAGTTTATCTTAGGGTTTGATGTTAAATCGTCAGCCGCACTGACTAAATCTTCTTCATGCCTTTTTAAATTATTAGACATAAAAGAACCCTCTCCTCTTTGTTTAAAAGTTTGTTTAAGCACTTCCAACGCATCAGTAAAGGATGTCAAGTAAACGGTTGTTGATTTAATATCTTCAAGAGCCACTTGCAAAGCTTTTACCTCTCTATTAACTCTTCCTAATCTCTGTCCTTCTTTTATAGTAACGTAAGTTTTCATCGCTCTTTGTAAAGGCTGTGCTACGCTCATTATAACACCAGAAGGAATACCTAAAGTCCAAGTTCTTGGACTCATTAAAAACCCTGTAGCCATTCTGTATTTTTCTAGGCTTCTTAAAACTAGTTCCAAGTTAGCAGTTTCCGTAACTCCATGCCTACCCATCTCCCTATAAGCTGTTAAAAACTCTTTCATAAAAAGACGTTTAGCAGCTGTCTCTTCATTTTTTAATTGATCTGTTAAAACTTTTCTTGAGGCTCTGGCTTCTCTCTTTAAAGTTTTTATCCCTTCAGGGTCAGCTTGAATGCTTCTACTTTCAGTTTTTAAAAATTCTTTTATTTCAGCTAGACTTTTTTCAGACATCTCATCTAAGTCTTTTATTTTTTGATGTAATGAGTATTGTTGATATATTTCTTTAGAAGCAAAATTACTTAAAGCAGCGTCTCTAACAGAAGAAATAGTATTAGATAGTTCCACTCGTATTGTGTTTAACAGTACTTTTTTCTCTACTCTGCTTAAATCTTTTATCCTAGACGAAAGGTCTGCCATCACTTCCTCGACTAATTCTTTTTCTTTACCGTATTTAACAGCATCTCTAATACGTTTACCTATGTTATCTATTTCCTCTTTAAGGATTTTCTGAACTACCTTATCTCGATTAGGTAAACTATCTATAAATCTTTTACTGTTAACACCGTTTTTTAAATCTTCTAAAACATTTAAAGCCCTTGAAGCTAGTGTAGGTTCTAGGTTTTTGGCTTTGTTTATATCAGCTATAATAACATCAATAGATTCTTTGTACTTTTCTGGGTTCTTTACTATATCTTTTACATCATCTAAAGCTGTTTTTATTTTCTTAGCAATAGGTTTATTACCTTTAACAGCGTTGTTTAATGTTGTTGTAACTCTGTTTGAAAATAATTCTAAAGCTGCTTTGTTTTTAGGAGAGGATACACGTATCGTTTTTAGTACATGATCGCTTATTCTTTTCTTATAGCTCCCCCATATATTACTTACACTATCGTCCACCGTGATGTTAAAAGACTTATCTAAAGCTTCAGATAAATTCCCTGTCTTTTCTATTTCTTCAATTAAATCGACTTCCTTCTTAAAGTTTTTAATAAGATTAGAACCACCTGACTTACCTCCTTTAACATCTCCTATTAACTTTAATAAAGAATCTAGGTTGTTTAATTGTTTTCTTACTGCTGGTTTGTAAACCATAGGATTAGTAAGATTTAATTTTTTCTTTCTAAAAGCAGCCAAGAGCTTACCAGCTACATTACCTACCCTAGCTCTAACATCTAACATCTTTCTATTTCTTCTTAGATCGTCTTCTATGTTTATGATGCTTTGTTTTACTTTATCAAACTCTGTTGTTATATTAGTAACTGAACCTTTTTGTATCCCATTTTCTAAACTTTTCAAAGACGATATTAAATCAGTAACTTTAGGACTCATCCTGTTACTTAATTTAACAGTCTCTCTAAGCATGGCTTGAACTTGCTGTGGGAAGTTTTCTTTACCTGCTATTATCTGTTCAATCTCATCTTCAGGATTTAACTTAGGTTTTTTAGGTGCTTCAGGTTCTTTA